AAAAATCAGATTTTGTAAATAGTAAATCGCCTGATGTGTATCGTTCTTTAGTCCAATCATTCATCTCGCATATCAGGCCGAAAGCCCCGTCTTAACCGATGGGGCTTTTTGTTTTTAATAATTAACCCTGTGGCTGACGGGCCAGGTAACTATCGCGGAACGCGTCAGGGTTCATATTTTAGAGGGTCGCCATAGAGCGGCCTTCTTTCGTTTTTGCGCCCGCCAATCACTGTTATCCGAAATTTTCACGCCGTGGCGGTGCGCAATTTTTTATTTCGAGACTACCGACGGCACCGACCTATTGGGAGGTGAGGATGAAACGTATGCCAGATAAAGACATGGGCTTCTGGGCAAGCCTGCTGGCCTGGCTATATGCCCACAAAAACGAATCGGGGTATGCAGCTCTTGCCGGAGTGATGGCGCTACTTCGCGCCACATACGTCGGCGTAGACACATGGCCGAGACGTTTGCTTGATGCGGCAATGTGCAGCGTGTTTGCGTTCTTCCTGCAGCCGACGCTCCAGATTCTTGGCTCTGCCCTGAACTGGAACATCAACGATGACGTAACGCGCGTTGCGGCTGTGTTCCTTGGTTTTCTCGGTGTGGACTGGCTTTCGTCCAAGCTGCGCAAATTCATTGATAAGCGTATAGGGGATGACAATGCTGACGCCCACTAATTTCCAGCGCGCTACTGGCGTATCTGATGCGCTGCGCGACAAGTGGTTTCCCCGCATAGCTGCCAGCATGAGCTCATTCGGTATCAATACCCCATTACGACAGGCGCACTTTCTGGCGCAGGTGGGGCATGAATCAACCGGATTCACGAAAGTGGAAGAGGGGCTGAATTACAGCGAGAACGCGCTTACTGCCATGTTCGGTAAACGCATAACTGTGGCGCAGGCTAAAGCCTATGGGCGCAACGCTGAACACGCAGCCAATCAGAAGATGATCGCCAACATCATTTACGCAAACCGTAATGGCAATGGTGATGTTGCTTCTGGTGATGGTTATCGCTATCGCGGGCGCGGACTTATTCAGATTACCGGCAAGGCGAATTACGCAGCCCTTTCCGGGCAGCTAAGCGCTGATGTAGTAGCAAACCCTGACCTGCTGACTGAAAACCTCCAGGCGGCGATGTCAGCAGCTGCATGGTGGAAGAATCACGGCTTAAACGAACTGGCAGACCTTGATGATGTTACCCGCATCACCAAAGTCATTAACGGTGGCACTAACGGTCTGGAAGACAGGAAATCCCGCTTACTAAAAGCTAAGGGGATTCTATGTTCAACGTAATCGGCTTTATCCGAAACTATTCGCACGTAATCATCATTGGTCTTATCTGCATTTGTCTCTGGGGGCTGAATGCCCGCAACTCACAGCTGACTGCTACTAATGAGCGGCTGGAGCAACTGGCAAACAGCAAAGATAGCCAGATAAACGATCTGCGCTCCAAGAACGACGATTTAGCCGCCAGCGTCAATGACCTGGTGAAGGCGGTTAACAAGCAAAACGCGGTGATGAGTCAGGTTGCAGAACAGCGCGCAGTGACGGCACAGCAGAACAGGAAATTACAGAATGAGATTAAGCGCTATCTGGAAGCGGATAAATGCGCTGCTGCTCCTGTCGACAGTCACGCTGTTGAGCGGTTGCGGGACGCGGCAAAGTCAGCCAGTGGAGTACCGGACAATCAGCCAGCCGCGATTAAATCTGCCGGTGGAGCTGACAAACCGAATTGAAGCGCCAGCGGTACCGGGCACATTGACGTTTGGTGAGTCGGTAGAGCTGAACGGCGCGCTATATGGCGTCATTGAGCAATGCAACATTGATCGTGCAGCAATCAGGAAAATTCAGGCTGGCTCAGATTGATGCTCTGGACGGGATGGCAAAGGTTCAGATACTGGTGCAGTGAGATTGGTTTCGTTGCTGCCTACGACAAGCTGAAGAAAGAATCCTCCGACAAGGGATAACGGTTAGCCACGCTGTGAAGCGTTGCGACACTGTGAGATTAAATCGCTTCACTCGGATTAACCCTAGCGCTATGTTGTGTAGTGACGACATACATGGAAAGCGAGGCTAAATGAAATATCTCATTCAAACGTTCATTGCTAAGAATGGTGATGGCGATTTAATCAAGTACGAAATTTACTCCAAGAGCAGAAAGCTGGATTATTACGATAAGGTGCCCGAAGGAAGTTGCCGGGTAATGTCTTATCAGCTCAGTGGGGATTCAATCAGCGTGCTGAATGAAGATGTCGATGTAAATGGACTATTCGAAGCGAATAGACCGAAGCCAAACACATGGTATTCAGATGGCCCTCATCGAGTGAATCTTGAAATGTTAATCGAATATTTATCTAAGAACACCTAACCGCCTAACGGCGGTTTTATTTTGTGCTGAAAACTGCATTCACTGAGTTCACTTTTCAGCATAAACACATTGAATCATCGGTTGGCGATATCGCCATTGCCGAGGGTTATATCTACCTGACCAGCAGGAAACTCTGAATGGAAGTAGTGATTAACGGTGTTCGATACTCACCAGCATCTGATCGCGCTTCAAATATCGGCATAGCAATCAGCACCCATAACCGCCATGACGTTTTAGCCCGCGCTATTGAGCATCAGCTTAAATATCTTCCAGCCGGTGCGCTGGTGGTTGTAGTTGATGACGGGTCATCCAATCCAGTTGCTGTCCCCGAGGGTGTGAAATCCATTCGCAGTGACATGTCACGCGGTATTGTTGCAGCGAAGAATGCCAGCCTCGAAGCACTGATAAACGCTGGGTGTGAGCATCTATTTTTGTGGGACGATGACGCATGGCCGATCGCTGGTGGATGGGAAGGGCCATACATCGAATCACCTGAGCCTCATCTGGCTTATCAGTTTCAGGACTTTGCAACCGGCAAGAAGCTGAATGATATTGCCGTGCTCTATCGTGACAGTAAGCATGTCGCTTACACCGGCCAGCGCGGCGTGATGTTGTATTACCACCGCAGCGCAATTGAAAAGGTTGGCGGCTTCGATGCCATCTACGAGCGCGGCATGTATGAGCACTCCGATTTGGCGCTGCGCATTCACAACGCTGGGCTAACGAGTTGGGCGTTTGCGGATGTGGTCGGTTCGGAAAAACTGATTTATTCGCTTGATGAGCATGAGGCGGTAGAGCGTTCGGTTCCAAAGCCTAACCGTGAGGCGCAGGTTAAACGCAACGTCACCATTCACAACAAACGCCGCGATGATGGTTACACCGGTTATGCGGAGTATCGGCAGAAGCAGAACGTTGTGATTACTACGTTACTGACAAGCCAGCCTGACCCGCAGCGCGGTAACAAAATGACTGCATCACCTGAGTTGCTGGATAAGTGGGCATCGTCAGTTAAAGGCAACCATGCGGTTGTGCTGACCGACTCCATCAGTTCAGTGCGTGTTGGTGTAAGCACCGTGGCCGTTCCTGATGTGAAGATGAACGTTTATTTCCGGCGCTGGCTGCATATCTGGCAACACCTTCGCGAACACCCTGAATATCACTTCGTTTGGTGCACTGATGGCACAGACGTTGAGATGCTGCGTGAGCCGTGGGCAGAGATGGAGCAGGGCAAGATTTACGTAGGTTCAGAGCCAAAGACATACGCTGATGCATGGGCTAAGCAGAACCATCCCGAAGCAATTTATCAGTCGTTCCTCGCTGATCATCAACATGATGTGATGCTCAACGCAGGCTTGCTCGGTGGGTCACGCGCTGACGTGATGTCAATTGCTCACGGCATCGTCCGCTTGTATTACCAGATTGAATCACTGAGCTTCTGGCAGAAAGAGAAAGCGGCTGCTGCCGTAGGTGACATGATCGCCTTTGGCATTGCCGCGCATCGATACGCTGACAGGCTGGTGACCGGCCCTCGCGTTCACACAGTCTTTAAGACGGATGGCATCGGTAAGGAGTTTGCCTGGTGGAAACACAAGTAAAGTTTGCAATCGTGGCGCATGAATCGCGCTTTGATATGGCGGTATCACTTGCAGATAACCTACCTAATTACCAAATCTTTGTTGATCGCGAATCGAAGGGTGCCAACGCCAATCATCTGCGCGCATTACGCTGGGCATCTACACAGGATTGCCGGGTAGTGATTCTAGAAGACGATGCGCTGCCTGTTTCGGGCTTCACTGAAAAAGTGACTGAATGGCTGGATAGATTCCCCAATGACTTGCTGAGCTTCTACCTTGGTACCGGCAGGCCTCCACAGTATCAGACAGAGATAGCCGCTATGCTGGTTGAAGCCGACCGCACCAGTGATGATCACGTCGTGCTGAGCAAACTGATTCACGGCGTCTGTTACAGCCCACCAGTGAGTAAGCTGAAGCAGATAGTAAGCAGATGGAATCAAACGTTGGCTGCTGATTATGCAGTAGGCAATGCATACGGCGGGCACGTTATCTATCCGTGTTACTCGCTGGTGGATCACTCTGACCTACCAACCGTGGAGCGCCACCCTGACAATGAACCCAGGACAGAGCGGCGCAGAGCTTGGAGGCTCGCATAATTTCCTGATGGCAATCAGGACTATTTAATCTTCTTTAATCCAGAAAATACACGGATAGAGGTTGAGCCTGTCACAAGGATTGATGGTTCAGGTTTGGGCTTTACCTTGTTAGCTGCAACTTGAGCTTTCTTTAATATATCGTTGGAAGATAGCTCATCACTCACCTTGGAATATTCAGCTGTAGGCAGCTCATAAGAACCACTGTCAACATTTATTTGTTTGTGAAAGCCCTGCTTGCGCATCTCGTCATGTAAGTTCTCATAATCATCGCTATCGGCATTATGCAACTCTACGCGCACCGTGTAGTTGGTCATTTCATCACTCCTGTCATTGGGGAGTTATTAAGATAATTCTTAGTTTACTATCCGACAATTAAATTAATGGATGCCACATGAAAGAGCCACGAATCTATGGCAGCCGGTGGGACAAAGCTCGCCTGCGATTCCTGCAGCAACATCCATTGTGCTTGATGTGCGAGCAGCAGGGACGAATCACAGCGGCCACAGTCGTTGACCACATCGAACCGCACAAACTCAAAGACGCGCTTAAGTCCGGCAACCCGCTGGCGATATCTAAAGCACAGCACCTGTTCTGGAGTAAAGAGAACTGGCAGCCACTGTGTAAAGCGCATCACGATTCAACCAAACAAAGAATGGAGAAGAGTGGCACGGTCATTGGCTGCGATGCTAACGGCTACCCACTCGACCCGGCGTCTCACTGGAGTAAGTAATGAAAGACCTGAGCATTGTTTATCGCGATGGGAAGTTTGTTCATGTGGTTGTCGATGGGGTGGAGATGAATCAGCTCACAGCGATTGAGTTCTCACATCAAGTGGGTGAGACGATGCCAACCCTGTCGCTATCCGGTCATCTTATTAGTGGGCTCAGAAAGTCAGGCAATGAAATTGAGCAGGTCGATAAAGTAAAGCGATGAAATCATTTCACTTGTAATGAGAATTATTCTCATTTGTGGGTGGGGGGGGAGGGTAAATCTTCAAGCATCTAGCCCTAAATGACCGACGCCTAACTTTTGATTTAACGCTAACCCGATTTTTTCCATTTTTTTAAGAGTCAAAGGTGTTGACAAATGGCAGAAAAAAGAACCCGTTCTGACAGTTCGACTGCGGCGGTTCAGGCCATGCAAAATGCGACAGTGGACACCATCGCGCCCCCGTCCCATGCGGGTTTGGAAAAAAAAGCCGAACCGTTCTGGCATGACAACATCAGATCGAAAGCTCTGGATAGTTGGACGCCAGCAGACCTGCTTGCCGCTGTGGAATTGGCAAATAATCAGCTCTATATAACCGTTTTACGCAAGGATTTACGTAAAGAAGAACGTATCCGTGGTGAAGAGCGAAATGAAGGGCTAATTAAAGACCTGCGAAAACAAATTACCGAGTTACAGCGAACCATCCTCGCTCAGCGCCGTGATCTGCAAATTCACTCCCACGCTACGAACGGTGAGAGCCGCGACCAGAAAAAACGAAATCAGAATGATCGCGCCGCGCGAAATACAAAAACGCAGCATGCCGACGAAGAAGATAATCTGATCGCTTTCCCCAAACACGGATAACAACTTATGACGCGAGGTGAGCGTGTTATAGCGTTCATTGAGCGCTATTGCATCGTGCCAGAAGGCAATCTTGTAGGTCAGGCCATGCGGCTAGACCCGTTCCAGAAACGATTCATCCTTGATACCTATGACAACCCAGTCGGAACCGACATGGCGATACTCAGTATTGCTCGTAAAAACGGCAAGACAGGTTTGATTGCTGGGATCATGCTAGCCCACCTGGTGGGTCCGGAAGCTAAACAGAACTCCCAGATTGTCAGCGGTGCACTGAGTCGTGAGCAGGCATCAATAGTTTTTGAGCTGGCCGTGAAGATGGTAAATCTCAGCCCTGAGCTTAAAGACATCGTTCACATCACGCCCAGCGGGAAAAAACTTATTGGATTGCCCTGCAACGTGATTTACCGCGCGCTTTCGGCGGAAGGGAAAACAACGCACGGCCTGTCTCCAATACTGGCAATCCTGGATGAAACCGGTCAGGTGCGCGGGCCGCAGGATGATTTCATAGACGCGATCACCACGGCTCAGGGCGCTCATGAAAACCCGCTGCTGATAGTTATCAGCACACAGGCGGCAAATGATGCAGACCTGCTGAGCATCTGGATAGATGATGCGGTGAAGTCGAAAGACCCGCATATAGTCTGCCATGTATACGAAGCACCCAAAGATGCAGACATAAGCCAGCGCGAATCCTGGGTGGCGGCAAATCCGGCGCTCGGAACTTTCCGTTCTGAAAAGGATATGGCGCGGCAGGCTGAAAAGGCCGGACGCATGCCAAGTTTTGAGAACACATTTCGCAACCTGAATTTAAATCAGCGCGTATCAACGGTATCACCGTTCATTTCCCGCAACGTATGGGAGATTTGCGGCGGACAGCCGCTTAACACTCCGAGAAAGTGGTATGCAGGTCTGGACCTGTCAGCACGTAATGACTTAACAGCCTTCGTAATCGCCGGTGAATCCGATGATGGGGTATGGGATTTCTTCCCTTACTTCTGGACGCCAGAAAAAACTCTCGAAGAGAGAACTAAAACCGACCGCGCGCCATATGACGTATGGGTAAGAGAAGGTCTGCTGAGAACGACGCCCGGCGCATCGGTGGATTACGCCTTTGTAGTAAATGACATTGCTGAAATCATTGGTGACTTTGACCTCACGTCAATGGCGTTTGACCGCTGGCGCATAGATCAATTCAGGAAGGAAGCTGATGCGATCGGTTTAACGCTGCCGCTTACTGAGTTTGGTCAGGGCTTCAAAGACATGGGTCCGGCTGTAGATACCCTGGAATCACTGATGCTTAACGGGCGCGTCAGGCACGGTATGCATCCGGTGCTGACAATGTGCGCGGTCAATGCGGTGGTGGTTAAGGACGCAGCCGGTAACAGAAAACTCGATAAATCCAAGGCAACTGGGCGCATTGATGGCATGGTCGCGATGACCATGTCAGTTGGTGCGGCTAATGGGGAGGTCACTGAGCAAGGTGGTGACTTTGAAGATTTCATTTTCCGACCGCTGAGCATGTGATGGAAGAACCAAAATACACAATTGACCTGCGAACCAATAATGGGCTGTGGGCAAAACTGCAGTCCTGGTTTGTAGGCGGGCGGTTAGTCACCCCCAATCAGGGATCGCAAACCGGGCCGGTATCTGCACACGGACACCTCGGCGATTCTGCTGTAAATGATGAAAGAATTCTTCAGATTTCTACCGTGTGGCGCTGTGTAAGTCTTATCTCGACGCTCACCGCCTGTTTACCGCTTGATGTTTTCGAAACCGACAAAAGCAATAACCGTAGCAAGGTAGACTTGAGCAACCCTTTGGCACGGCTGCTTCGGTATTCACCAAACCAGTACATGACCGCCCAGGAGTTCAGGGAGGCTATGACAATGCAGCTCTGTTTTTACGGTAATGCTTATGCGCTGGTGGAGCGAAATGGCGCGGGTGACGTGATAAGCCTCCTGCCGCTTCAGTCCGCCAATATGGACGTGAAAATGGTCGGCAAAAAGCTGGTTTATCGCTATCAGCGCGACAGCGAATATGCTGATTTTGCCCAAAAAGAGATATTCCACCTCAAAGGATTTGGCTTTACCGGTCTGGTGGGGCTTTCGCCGATCGCTTTCGCCTGTAAATCAGCGGGCGTGGCGGTTGCGATGGAAGATCAGCAGCGGGATTTCTTCGCCAATGGCGCAAAGTCACCGCAAATTCTGTCCACCGGTGAAAAAGTTCTTACCGAAGCGCAGCGGTCGCAGGTTGAAGAAAATTTCAAAGAAATTGCTGGTGGTCCCGTTAAAAAACGGCTGTGGATTTTGGAAGCTGGCTTCTCAACCTCTGCAATTGGCGTAACACCGCAGGATGCCGAAATGATGGCGTCACGTAAGTTTCAGGTAAGCGAGCTTGCCCGCTTCTTTGGCGTTCCTCCGCACCTTGTAGGTGACGTTGAAAAATCAACGAGCTGGGGAACCGGCATTGAGCAGCAGAATCTCGGATTTCTCCAGTACACGCTGCAGCCCTACATATCACGCTGGGAAAACAGCATACAGCGCTGGCTGATTACGCCGTCCGACGTTGGCCGGTACCATGCCGAACATAACCTTGATGGTCTCCTTCGCGGTGATTCAGCTTCCCGCGCAGCCTTCATGAAGGCGATGGGTGAAGCCGGTCTGCGTACTATTAATGAGATGCGGCGAACTGACAATATGCCGCCTTTACCGGGCGGCGACGTAGCAATGCGTCAGGCGCAGTACGTGCCGATTACTGACTTAGGTAATAACAAAGAGCCCCGCGATGTCGGGGCTTAATTTTTATGGGGGCCGTGATGGCTGAGATCGTAAAAACGCTGTCGTTTGATGAGACCGAAATCAAGTTTACCGGCGACGGTAAGCAAGGGATTTTCGAAGGCTATGCCTCCGTGTTTAACAACACCGATTCTGACGGCGACATCATCCTGCCGGGAGCATTTAAAAACGCGCTGACCAGTCAGAGCCGTAAGGTGGCGATGTTTTTCAATCACAAAACGTGGGAACTGCCGGTTGGTAAATGGGACAGCCTGGCAGAAGACGATAAAGGGCTGTATGTCAGAGGACAGCTCACACCGGGTCACAGTGGCGCAACCGACCTCAAAGCTGCGATGCAGCACGGCACTGTTGAGGGTATGTCCGTTGGATTTTCAGTCAACAAAGACGATTACTCAGTCGGCACCAGCGGACGCATCTTCAAAAATATCGCAGCGCTACGTGAAATCAGCGTGTGCACCTTCCCGGCCAATGAGCTTGCAGGCGTAGCAGCCATGAAAAGCGTAGATGGCATTGAAACCATTCGTGATGTGGAGAACTGGCTGAGGGATTCAGTCGGGCTCACCAAGTCACAGGCAGTTGGGCTGATAGCCCGGTTTAAGTCAGCGATTCGGAGCGAGTCCGGGGGCGACGAAAACGAAGCACAAATTAACGCTCTGCTTAAGAGCATGCAGAACTTCAATTCTAATTTAGGAAAATAACATGTCCGAACTCGCGCAAATTCAGAAAGCCATCGAAGAGTCTCAGTCGAAAATGACACAGCTGTTTGATGCACAGAAAGCCGAAATTGAAAGCACAGGCAAAGTCTCGAAAAAGCTGCAGGATGATTTGGCAAAAGTTAACGAAGAGCTGCAGAAGTCTGGCACTCGACTTTTCGACCTTGAGCAGAAACTGGCATCGGGCGCTGAAAATCCGGGTGAGAAAAAATCATTCGCCGAACGCGCGGCCGAAGAGCTGCAAAAATCATGGAACGGCAGTAAAGGCAGTTTTGAAGCCAAAACCTTTAACAAATCGCTGGGTAGTGACGCAGCTTCAGCGGGCAATCTGATCCAGCCGATGCAGGTTCCGGGCATTTTGATGCCGGGCCTGCGCCGACTGACCATTCGTGACCTGCTGGCACAGGGTCGTATTTCCAGTAACTCACTGGAATATGTGCGCGAAGAAGTGTTCACCAACAGCGCCGACATCGTGGCAGAGAAGGCGCTAAAGCCTGAATCTGACATCACCTTCAGCAAGCACACAGCCAACGTGAAAACGGTAGCGCACTGGATTCAGGCATCCCGTCAGGTGATGGACGATGCACCTATGCTGCAATCGTACGTTAACAACCGTCTGATGTACGGTCTGGCACTAAAGGAAGAGGGCCAGCTGCTGAACGGTGATGGTACCGGAGATAATCTGGAAGGTCTGAACCACGTTGCGACGGCTTATGACACAGCGCTGAACGCAACAGGTGATACCCGCGCCGATATCATCGCTCACGCGATTTTCCAGGTGACTGAATCCGAGTTCAGCGCCTCCGGCATCATCCTTAACCCTCGCGACTGGCACAATATCGCGCTGCTTAAAGATGGCGATGGTCGTTACATCTTCGGTGGTCCACAGGCATTTACAAGTAACATCATGTGGGGATTGCCGGTTGTGCCAACTAAGGCGCAGGTAGCGGGCACGTTCACCGTTGGTGGTTTCGACATGGCGTCTCAGGTATGGGATCGCATGGATGCAACCGTGGAAGTCAGCCGTGAAGATCGCGACAACTTCGTGAAAAACATGCTGACCATCCTGTGTGAAGAGCGCCTTGCGCTCGCTAACTATCGCCCGACTGCAATCATCAAGGGCACCTTTGCTTCTGGTTCCTGATGAGGGAGGGCGGGGACACCCGCCCTTATAACACATGGCGATAGATGTATTAGACGTTTTAAGTCTGAAATTGCTGAAGCAGCAGATTGAGTTTGAGGATGATGATCGCGACGACCTGATCACCATCTACGCTCAGGCTGCTTTTGATTACTGCTACCGCTGGTGCGATGAGCCAGCATGGAAAATTGCTTCTGACATTCCCGCCGCCGTAAAAGGTGCCGTGCTGCTGTGCTTCGCCGATATGTTTGAACACCGGACGGCGCAAAGCGAAGTACAGCTTTACGAAAACGCGACAGCAGAGCGGTTGATGTTTATTCACCGAAACTGGCGCGGGAAAGAAGATATTAAACCGGAGGAAGGTAGCTAATGGAGCCAGGACGTTTCCGTCACCGCGTAACCATTCAGAATTCCCGACATATAACGCTTCCATCCGGTCAGCCAAAAGATGAATGGTTTGATGTGGTTACGGGTTGTCCGGCAGAAGTAAAGGCGATCAGCGGGCGTGAACTTATGACGTCTGGCGCTGAAAAATCTGAAGCAACTATCAGAGTCTGGATGCGCTACCGGGCAGATATCACGGCAGCATCTCGCCTCGTTTGCACAAGTGGACCGCTTAAAGGCTGGGTGCTTGATGTATCCGGCACGCCGGTTCCGAATGCCAAAGGTACGCGGCTGGAAATTCTCTGTAAACAGGGGGTGAAAACGTGATCACAACCGACCTCGATTTTTCCGGCCTGGCTGATTTGTCGCGAGACCTTGAGATACTAAGTAAAGCTGAAAGCCGTCAGGTATTGCGTCGCGCTGTCAGAGCGGGTGCCGAACTGGTAGCCGAAGAGGTTGCCAACACAGCTCCGGTTCAGACCGGAAAGCTGAAAAGGAACATAGTTGTTCTGTTCGGTAAGGGTGCGCAGGGCACGGCGGTGGCGGGTGTTCACATTCGTGGTGTTAATCCTGATACGGGCAATAGCGATAACAAGATGAAAGCGGCTTCCCCGAATAACGCATTTTACTGGCGTTTTCTGGAAGAAGGCACATCAAAGATGTCAGCGAAACCGTTCGTCAGGCCAGCCTTTGACAGTAAACAGGAAGAGGCATCTAAAGCCGCATTCGAAGAGATGCTTAAGGCCCTAGACGAGGTAATGAGCAAATGACCGAATCCGACATCTACCCGCTAATTAGCGGGATCGCCGGTGGTCAGGTTTATCCTTACGTAGTCCCTCTTAATGCTGAGGGTGAACCCTCAGTAAAACCACCCTGGGTAATCTTCACGATCGTAAGTGAAACATACGGCGATACACTGTGCGGACCAGCGGAAGAAAATGGCACCCTGCAGGTTGATGTGTACGCGTTGACCACGGATGAGGCAAGAAATATCCGCGAACAGGCGGTGAACGCTTTGTCGGCCCTCATGTTCTCACAGATGCGAAAGCGAAACGGTTACGAGTCTGACACTGGCTTATACCGCGCCACGCTGGAAGTTCAGAGCCAGCAATAACCAACCCCATCAACCATGACCGGCATAAGCCGGTTTTTTTACGCCTGGAGAAAACATGAGCAGCAAATACGAAGTAACGAAGGGGATGACTTTTGCCGTTTCTGCCGCGCCGGTGACTGCAGAAGATTTTGCGGCCTCCGGTTTTCCCACTGCCAGCGTTAGCTGGCTGGAAGCCGCGTGCGCCACGAAAGAGATCAGCTACACAGGTGGTCAGAAAGGTGACATTGACGTTACCACGCTTTGCTCCACTGAGCAGGAGCAAACGAACGGTCTCGCCGCTCCGGCTGAGATGAGCATTACGCGTAACTGGGTCGGTGATGAAGAGGCTCAGCAGGCACTGCAAACCGCCTATGAAAACGATGAGCTGCGCGCGCTGCGCGTTGTTTTCGCATCAGGCAACGGTTTTTATGTGCTGGTTGAAGTGCGTCAGAGCTCCTGGTCTGCGGCCACATCGTCAGTCGTAGGCGCTACCTACTCGCTTCGCGTGCGTGGCAAGCCGAAGGCAATTATTGCTTCAGGTTCATAAGCGGCTCCGGCCGCTTTTCTTTTATCCGCATTAACCCGCTCACCGAGAATATGAAATGTCGAATACCGAAAAAAACACCGCATCACCGGCTTCATTACGCGCTCTGGCGCTTGCTCCATCGTCAGGGTTTCGTTCAAAAGTAATTAATGTCCCTGAATGGGATAACGCAAAAGTGATGCTGCGTGAGCCATCCGGCGAAGCGTGGATGCGCTTTCGCGAAATTATGTCACCGGAACTGGCGGAGGGTGAAACAGACCCCAAGCTGACACCGCAGGAAACGTTTCTTCGTAACAAGAGCGCAGACGTGGTGATGCTCATTGATGTTCTGCTCGATGAAAACGGGGATCGTGTTTTCAGTGATGAAGACGAGTCCATTGTTTCCGAAATCTATGGTCCGGTGCATACCCGCCTTCTTAATCAGGCGCTGAAGTTGGGCATCTCACAGGAAACCGCAGAGGCAAAGTAAAAGAGCCGCTGACTTTCTTCCTGATGACACTGGCGCTGCGCCTTGGGCGAACTCTCAAAGAAATTCGCGAAACCCTTAGCGCCAGTGAGCTGAAAATGTGGATCGCCTATGACCGCCTAAGCCCTATCGGAGACTTTCGCGGTGATATTCAGGCAGCGCAGATTTCCGCTGCCGTACTGAATTCGCAGGGCGCTAAAACAACTATTAGCGATCTTCAGCTGAAGTGGGGCGAAGCCGAAGAAGAGAAAGAAACCAGCGGCCTTGAAGTCTGGATGGCAGGTCTTTAATTACCCGCGCCAGCGGGATTTACAGGGTGAACTATGGCAACGCTGCGCGAACTGATTATCAAAATCTCTGCGAACTCCAGTTCTTTCCAGTCAGAGATTGCGCGCGCCTCAAGAATGGGTGCCGATTACTACCGGACGATGGAACAGGGCGGGCGTCGTGCCGCTGTGGCCGCGCGGGAAAGTCAGCGCGCAATTCAGGAGCTGAACGAGCAGCTGGTTTCCACGAAAGAGACCGCGCTGGAAATGACGGGCGTCTTTGCCGGTGCGTTTGCAGCCGGTCATCTTATCGAGCTGGCCGATAACTGGAACGCGGTAAACGCGCGACTCAAGCAGGCTTCGCAGTCTACCAGTGAGTTTGCCACCGTGCAGAAATCGCTGATGGATATCAGCCAGCGCACAGGTACCGCTTTCGACGACAACGCCAATCTCTACTCACGCTCCGCAGCGTCGATGCGTGAATTTGGCTACAGCGCGCAGGAAGTGCTGAAGGTAACAGAGGCGGTCTCTACCGGGCTAAAGCTTTCCGGTGCCAGTGCAGAGGAAAGCAGCTCCGTTATTACGCAGTTCAGCCAGGCGCTTGCACAGGGCGTGTTGCGCGGCGAAGAATTCAACGCCGTGAACGAATCCGGCGATCGTGTTATCCGTGCGCTTGCTGCCGGCATGGGCGTCGCGCGAAAAGACCTGAAAGCAATGGCCGATCAGGGTCAGCTTACCATTGATAAAGTGGTACCTGCGCTGACCAGCCAGCTTGATAAACTGCGCGGCGAGTTCTCATCCCTGCCTGAATCGGTCTCAGGCTCGGTCACTAAAGTACAGAACGCCTTCCAGCAGTGGGTAGGTGAGGCAAATACCACCTCCGGCGTCACGGCGTCACTTTCTGGCGTGCTGGAAGGTGTGGCGAAAAATATCGATTCGGTGGCTACGGTTGCCGGTGCGCTGGTTGCTGTCGGTGCCGCTAAATTCTTTGGCGGCATGGCATCGGGTGCAATCTCTGCTTCTGCCGGTATCGTAACGGCGTATAAGAGCGAAGTAGCGCTAACGCAGGCTCAAATCCGGGGCACACAGATTTCAACTGCAAGAGCGCGGGCGGCTGTTTATCGTGCGCAGCAGGCTGTTGTAGCAGCTAGAGGAACCGCGACACAGGAAGCGGCTGAGCGCCGTCTGGCCGCAACGCAGGCAGTGCTTACGCGTAATGTGAATGCGCGAGCTGCCGCGCAGGAACGACTGAACAGCATCACAT